TCATAATTTTATCAATATTGATTATACTTTCCGTAATCATCCCACATTTTTACAAAATACAGCTTATCGTTTCAGGAATGAGCATCGAACAGATAAGCAAACTGGTGGGGAAATAAGATGTCCGGTAGCATAAACAAGGTAATCATTGTCGGTCGTCTTGGTCGTGATCCCGAAATGAAGTCAACGCAGCAGGGAAACAGGATCGCTTTGTTGTCCGTTGCGACTGGTGAAAGATACAGGGACAAAAATACGGGTGAAACGAAAACGCTGACAGATTGGCACAGGATTGTTGTATTTAGCGATAATATTGCCGGATATGCTGAAAAATACCTTAAAAAGGGTGACCAGGTCTACATAGAGGGCAGGATCAAGACCCGCACATGGGACGACAATATGGGAAACAGACGGCATGTTACCGAGATCGTTGTCAGTGATTACAGGGGTAGTCTCATAAATATCGGCAATCAGAGACGTGACCAGAATTCATCGGGAAACAATGACGGTTTCCATGATGACGGAATACCTTTCTAGGAATTTTATATGACAGAACGTGAGAAAAATGACTGGTACGTCGAGCCTGTGGAATGTACCAGAGCACTGATCAGGGCGGAGGAGATATACGGCGGGTTGGGAAACACAATTCTTGATCCATGCTGTGGACAGGGAAACATACTCAATACCCTTTATGAACTTGGTTACCATAATGTCGAGGGTGGCGATATCGAGGACAGGGGGTACAGAACAACCAGTTTCCAGCAACGTGATTTTCTTGAGTATGAAAATGAAAGGCGGTGGGATTGCATCATATCCAATCCGCCATACAGGCATGCTGAAAAGATGGCATGGAAAGCGTTGAGACAGTCAAGACACCGTGTCTATCTGTTCCTCAACATAACATTCTATGCATCAATGGCACGCGAGGATCTGTTCAGGCTTGGCAAGCTTGCACGGGTTCATACATTCGTCGAGAGGATCACGATGTATCCAGGCGATTACCAGAATGTTTCAAGAAACAGCGGCACCCAGACCTATGCATGGTTCGTGTTCGACCATGGATGGAAAAGACCGACCGCAGAACTGGATCGCATATCCATTAAAAACTGATCAGAAAATGGAATATTTTAGAGAATGGCAAGAAAAAACAGGAATACAAGGTCAATTCCCCCGATTATAGAGTTGCATAACCTTGAGAAACGTTTTGCAGCACGTGAAATTGTCCTGGAAATCGGTGTAAATCCGGCAAATCCAAAGCAGAAAGAGACAAGGATACGTCGTCAATGTTCGTATGACAGGCTTCTAAGTCGTTGCGTAATAACTCAGAAACAAAGGGATTGCCTGGACAGGTTCGCGATATTGTGTGAACAGTCTGTTGGAAGGACAAAGAACATATATGCGACAATCAGCGATCTTTTCCATAACAAACATAGATATGGACGTAATTTTGAACCAACATTCAGGCAAAGCCGTGCATTTGAAAAGCTTTTCAAGATCAGGAATATGCTTGGCGTATTCAACAGCGATATCATTGTCATGCTTTCAATAGGGAATATGGATTGTCAAACAATTGGAAGACGTTTGAATATCGAAAGAAAGAAAAATTATGAAATTATTAAATCAACATGTGATTGTCTTGAAAATATAATGGAAAAAAGAAATTATTAATGTGATATAAAATAATACTTGCATTACGGGAACTCGTATGATACATTTTTATCAAAATAGGATAATTGTCTTTAGCAAAGACTAAAGTTTGTGATAAATAATTAATAAATGGATAAATTGATATTAAGATTTTCCATATCTTGTTAATTAATTTATCCAATTTATTAGTATATATGTTACGATTATTTTTTCTATTTTGCTTTTCTATATATTTTAGTGAAAACGTTAAATCACAAACAACCTGTTCGCAATTTTATTTAAACAATAAACCTCCAAAAGTAAATATCGTTACTCATAACACTTGTTATAACAAGTATGCAATTGGATATTCAGATATTACATTTGGAAATATATATTCAGCAGAAATATTAACCAAGGATCAAATCCAATCCACATTTCGTATGAAACGATATGGACATTTTGATTATAAAAATTCTGTTATAAGAAATTATATTAAAACAGGTTATGATCGTGGTCACATGACTCCTAGTGGGGATATGCCTGACTATAATTCACAAGTTCAGACTTTCATATGGAAAAATATTATTCCACAAGATCATCATTTGAATAGTGGAAAATGGAATTGGATAGAACACCAAACAAGATTGTTGGCTTTAAAATATCAAAAGTTATATGTAGTTACAGGCCCTATATTTAATTTACCTGTCAAGACAATTGGATATTTTCATATATGGGTTCCGTATGCTGTGTTCAAGGCCATTTATATTCCGGTATTGAATAGAGGGTCTGTATATGTATGCTATAATAAAAATAATTCAACCTGTTATATAACAAGCATTTCCTTTTTTACTCATAAAACAGGTATAGACCCATTCCCAGCTTTGGGTTCCAGTGTAAAACGCAAGAAGTTTGAACTGCCAAAATTGCATGACTGAAGATATTTAGTTTACGATCAAAACAGCAGAAAACCAATATTGTTTGAAAAAATATCAAATAAATCAAATAAATCAAAAATGAAGACTAAAAATGGCGCGTGGTGGTTACAGAAACGGAGCTGGTAGAAAGAAAGGTTTGCGAAACAAGATATCTGCCAAGAAGGTTCTTGCAAAAATTGATTCTGAAGATTGCAAGGATCCATTGACAATTATGGTTGATATTATGAATAGGGCTTATGCAGAAGATGATTATCGTCTTGCATTGGAAGCGGCAAGGGGTGCCGCTCCTTATATACATGCAAAGCTGTCAGAATCAAAAGTTGAATTAAATCAAGTTAAACTGGATAAAATGAGTGACGATGAGCTTAATAGACTTATCGAGGATGGAGAAGAGACAGTTAGCGAAGAAGAGGATACTTAGAGAACTGTCATGCCGAAAGCTTGCACGGCAGAACTTGATTGATTTTACTACATATACAAAACATGATTATCACATAGGTCAACATCATCATTTATTATGTGAAAAGCTTGAGGCGGTTGAACGAGGTGAAATTGATCGCCTGATGGTTTTCATGCCACCGCGTCATGGAAAAAGTGAACTTGCTTCCAAAAGGTTTCCTGCATGGTTTTTGGGACGCAATCCTTCAAAACAAATTATTACGGCAAGCTATTCAGCTAAACTTGCGGATAAATTCGGTCGTGATGTTCGTAATTTGGTGGCTTCAAATAAATTTCAATGTTTATTTCCTGATGTGACACTTGCAACCGACAGTAAGGCAAAGGATTTATGGGAAACAAACAAAGGTGGTGTTTTCCTAACAGCAGGTGTCGGTGGAAGTATGACTGGTTACGGTGGGCATCTGGCAATAATTGATGATCCTGTTAAGGATAGGCAAGATGCGGAAAGCGAAGTGATGCGTGAAAATGTCTGGGATTGGTACAAGTCAGTTCTAAGAACACGAATTATGCCTGGTGGGGCAATCATTATCGTTCAGACACGTTGGCATGTTGATGATTTATCAGGAAGATTATTGAATGAAATGAATAATGGTACTGGTGAAAAATGGGAGGTTATTAATTTACCAGCTATTGCAAATGATAGTAATGATTTATTAAACAGAAATATCGGCGATCCTTTATGGCCGGAAGCTTATAATCGAGAAGAGTTGGGGCAAATCAAAAAGGCAGTCGGTGAACGTGATTGGTCAGCTTTGTATCAAGGTGAACCAACGCTATCAACTGGATCAATTTTCAAAGTCAATATGCTAAATATTGTTGATGCGGCTCCTACTAATTCTCAAGTTGTCAGGCGGTGGGATTTTGCCGCCTCAAAAGATGTTGGAAAATACGATCCTGACTGGACTGTCGGCGTTAAAATGCAACGTAATACGGATGGAGGATATACCATTCTTGATATCGTGAGATTGCGTGGCTTGCCTGATGAAGTTGAAAAAACAGTCAAGGCTGTTGCCAGTCAGGATGGTTATGATGTTAAGATTGTTATCCCACAAGACCCAGGACAGGCTGGTGTGGCACAAGCGCAATATTATGCAAAAATCCTTTCAGGTTATAAAATTGAGGCTGTCAGGGAAACCGGAGATAAAGCCACAAGAGCAGATCCTTTTGCATCACAGGTTAATATAGGAAACGTGTCCCTGCTAAGAGCAAACTGGAACAGGACTTATATTGATGAATTGGCAGCTTTTCCAAGTGGATCGCATGATGACCAGATTGATGCTTCTTCTGGTGCATTTGAACAAATATGTCTTAAAGAAAATATAACCGCTTTTTATGAACGTATGGCAGATGGTTTAATATGGTGAAAATAAAAAGAAATTATAGAGGAGGATCCAAATCAAAATCCAAATCCAATGTTAATGATGGCTATGTTAATCCATTAACAAGAACAGGTCGTCATCAAAGAAATCTTTCATCAGGAAGTGGATACAATTACAACATTGTAACTCGTGACAGGGCTCTTTTAGATAGTATTTATCGTGGTTCATGGGTTATTGGCAATGCGGTTGACTGTGTTGCTGATGATATGACACGTGCAGGAATTGATATCCTTGGTTTGGATGATCCAAATGAATTGGCGGCTATACAGTCTCAAATTTCAAATTTAAATATATGGGCTTCAATTGGCGAAACAATAAAATGGGCAAGGTTATATGGCGGTTCAATCGGTATTTTAATGATCGATGGTCAAAATCCGGAAACTCCATTAAATATGGAAACGGTTGGGAAGGATCAGTTCAAGGGTATTTTCCCATTAGACCGTTGGGTTGTTAATCCAAATCTTATTCAAACAGTTCATAAATTTGGTGGAAATTACGGCTATCCTGAATGGTATGATATTTTACCAAGTTTTGAACAGATATCAGGTGGTTGGGTTTATGCTGGAAGGAAAGTTCATTATACACGTGTAATACGGATGGATGGCATTAAATTGCCACCATATTCCAGGCAAACAGAAAACGGATGGGGGATGTCTGTTGTAGAGAGAGCTTTCGATATCCTTACCGCATTTGATAGTGCGACATTGGGAGCCGCACAACTTGTCTATCAGGCAAGATTAAGAACTTTAAAGCTCAATAATTTATCTGAGGTTATTGGTAGCGGTAATAAAAAAGCCGTGGAGGGTTTATATAAAAGACTTGAGTATATAAGATCACTGCAATCCAATGAAGGATTGACCTGTCTGGATGCAAAAGATGAATTTGAAGTTTCAACATATGCATTTACTGGTCTTGATTCAATATTAATGCAGTTTTCCGCTCAATTGAGTGGTGCATTCCAAATACCCCTAACTCGTTTAATGGGACAAAGTCCTTCTGGTTTTGCAACTGGTGAAAGCGAAATTCGTCAATATCAGGAAGGAATTGCCCAGAGACAGGAGGGGTATAGAGGTGCGGTTCATAATATTTTAAAATTATTATATCAATCTACTTTTGGAAAGGCAGCACCAGAAACTCTTGATTTCAGATTTAATTCATTATGGGGATTAAATGAAAAAGAAAAAGCTGAATTGGCATCTACTAGAACAAATATGGTTATAAGTGCATTTGAATGCGGATTGATAACCAGAGAGACAGCTCTTTCTGAATTAAAGGCAAAATCTGATGAGGATGGTGCATGGGATACAATTTCACCAGATTTGATAGAAGAATCTAAAAATGATCCACCGCCCATTGATGAGAACAGGACTAATCTTACAAGTATTCCTAATCATATAATGGAAAATAATAATGAAAAGACAGGACAAACCAAGGTTCAGTCCATCTAGGTCAGCTTCTCTACAATATGAACGTTCTTTAAGGAAAATCGCTGTAAATATAGGTAAGCTAATAGAACGGATTGGTGATCCTGAAAAAATATTTAAAAACCCTTCAAATATAGAACGTATTCTTCATAATTATGCCAATGAACTAACTCCGTGGGCTGTTAATATTGCAGAAAACGTTATTAAAAATGCTGAACAAATAAATAAAAAACAATGGTTTACATATGCAGATGAAATAGGGATTGGTTTAAGGGAAGAGTTAAAAAACACTGATATCAGTAATGCTTTTGACCAGATTTTAAAGGAACAGGTGCATTACATAACCTCTTTACCAATAGATGCGGCTGAACGTATTCAAAGGTTGGCAAAAGAAAGCCTTATTCGCGGTGAAAGATATGATCAGATTAAAGATGATATCATGAAATCAGGTCTTGTTACTGAAACAAGAGCCAGACTTATTGCAAGAACTGAAATGAATAAAGCTTCTTTTGCACTTACCAAGGCAAGGGCAGAACAAATTGGTTCACCTGGATATATATGGCGTGCGCATAAAGACAAACGTACCAGACCCTCTCATAAATCAATGAATGGTAAATTTGTTAAATGGGATGATCCTCCAACATTGGATAACCTAACCGGTCATGCTGGTGCATTACCTAATTGCAGGTGTTTTACCCTGGTTCAATTTTGAGATTAAAAATGAATAAAGTTAAGATGAAAGATACCTTACCTTATTTGTTAAACGATGTGTTTACGATAGGAAAGGAAGGTATAACGCGTGAGCGTTTGCCAGATGGAGGTATCTTATGCAGAAATGTTCCTTTCGCCAGAACAGGAACAATGGAATATGGTATTTCTGAATTGGGCGGACAAATGGATACCAATGGTGATCCTATTGATTCACCAAATGGGATTATTACTGTTCATCGTGATGGTGATTTATTATTTAGTCAGCCCGTCATTGAAAGTTTTGAAGCATCTCCAATAACATTACAACATCCACCTGTTTTTGTTAATCCTGACAATATGAATGAATATACACAAGGTACCATTCGAAATATTAGACAGGGTGAGGATGCTTTAAATAATTACCTCTTGGCTGATCTGGTGATTAGAGGAAGAGATGCCTTGAATGCAGTTGAAAGTAAGAGATTGCAAGAGGTAAGTCCTGGTTATGAAGCTGAATATGAACCTATTGAAGGTAAGCCAGGACATTATAAACAAACATCCATGATTGGTAATCACCTTGCAATTGTGGATCGTGGACGAGGTGGCAGAGGTGTCCGTATTGGAGACAATCATAATTTTCAAAGGAAAAAAAGAATGGGTTTTAAACCACTTAAATGGGCGGAGAAAGCATTGAACGCTATTGCGGCAAACGATGCTGAAAGCCTTGGCAATGCTATTCGTGAAGGAGCAAGTGAAGTGCCTGACCAAGATACTAATACAAGACAGGAGCCAATACCTCCAAAAATCATGCCTAAAGATAAAGAGGAAGGTGAAGGTAATACAGAAAATGGCCAAACCATGCAAAAGCAAATTCTGGATGCCATTACAGGGTTGGGCGGTAAAATTGACGCTTTGGTTAATGCGTTAACAAATACAGCTAAAACATCTGATGATAATGGCCAACAGAATAATGGTAATCCATCAAGTGAAAATTCAAACCAATCTGTATCAGAACCATCAACTGTTGGCGACGATAATATCGAAGAAAAGAAAGTTGAGAAAACTGTAGAGGATGAAGTGTCAGCTTTGGTTGAGGAAGGTAAACAGGCACCAATTGGTGATGCGGCTTTTGTTTATCTGAGACAAAACACATTGGCAAATGCTGAATTGCTATCACCTGGCATTAAAACTGGTGCAATAGATATGAAAGCCAAGAAAGCTGATCAATATAAAATGATCAATGCAACTCGTATCGCCGCATTGGAACGGGGATTAAAAGGGGAAAATGGAGACATTATTCGTCAATTTATTGGCAATAAACCACCTCGCAACATGACAAGTGATGCCCTTTTCACCGCATTCCAGGCCGCTGGAACAGCAGTCAAATACAATAATAACAACAATAATAATACTGGCGGAAGTATGTCGGCCAGATCAGTAGTGGGAAATAGTGAAATAACTTTAGCTCATATTAATAATATTAATCATGAATTTTGGAATAAAAAACAGGGATAAAATAAATGGTTGCTTATTTATATCGAATAGACACAGGTTTTGAAGGAAATTTATCAAGGCAATCCGCTAATGGTGATGTATTCAGTGAAATTTTATCACCTGATGCTGATTGGAGTAAATACGGTTTCGGACGCCCTGTAAAATATGATGATAAAGGAAGAATTGTTCCTTTGGCAGAAAAGGATACAGCAGATGTTATCCAGGGTTTTTTAGTGCGTAATTTTCCAAGTCGTGCAATCGCAGATGATGGTTTTGGCGGATATCCACAAGTTAACGGTGGTGCGGTTCCAGTCGCAAGGCGTGGTTATATGACTGTCAGATTATATGGAGCGGCAATGGCGAAAAAGGGTGCCGCTGTTTTTATCCGTACTGGTTCCCCATCTGATACATCCCCTTTGGGAGGTGTTGAGGCCGCTGATTCAGGCGATGGTAATACTATTAAGCTTCCGAATGCACAGTTTGAAGGTAATGCTGGTGTTGATGGAATAACAGAAATTTCTTTTGGGATTAAATAATTATGCCTATAACATATGATACTTCAAGAGTACAAGTTAATGATAGCAATGGTGTTTATCTTATAAGTCAATTGGAAAAATATGACTATATTCTTCACCAACCTTTGCAGTATTGTTCCTGGTCAAGGGATATTGATTTACGTGAAGATATCACGGTTGCCCATCAGTTATCAAGTTTTTCAAGGTCTAAATTTGGATTGACAGGCGGTACCGAAGCTTCTGGTTCTGGTATTCCATGGTTTGGTGATGAATCCACCGCTATTCCATCTGCAAGTGTTGATACTGAAAAAGTAACATTGCCTATCAGGGATGTTGTTTACAATTTAAAATATTCAGAACTTGAATTGCAAAGATCAAAAGAAACTGGGCAGCCAATTGATCAACAAAAATTGGCCGCAATACAATCTGCCCATCAAATGAATATAGATCATATGGTTTATATGGGTGCACCGGAATGGGATAAAGCATACGGATTAACCAATCATGCCGATGTATCAGTTGGCAATTCAACTATAAAATGGGATACAGCTGATGCAAAAGCCATTCAGGACAGTATTTTAGATGGAATGTCACAGACCTGGAAAGCAAGTGCATTTCGTGTCCCTCCATCTCATATTCTGGTGCCACCTAAATTGTTTAATAAATTAAATATTACCGTATCAGCAGCTGGTACAATGTCCATATTGGAATATATTAAAAAGAACAATGTTTATACACAGTCAATGAATGGTGCCCCCTTAAATATTTACCCTGTTAAATGGCTGGATGCTGAAGTCCGTAAAAACAAGGAAAACAGGATAGTATTTTATACAAAAGATCAGAATTATGTTCGTTATCCAATGACACCTCTTCAAGCGTCAACTTTATCTGTTTCCAATTTAATATATTCACTTTGTTATTATTGCACATTAGGACAGGTGGAAATTGTCTATCCTGATACAGTTTCATATATGGATGGTGTATAATGTCTGTTATATTGGTTAAATACCCATTTTTTATTGATAAAATATACTATCAGGTGGGTAGACATGAAATAGATGACAAACTTGTTTCTCATCCTTTTGTCAAAGAACGGGCAATTGTATTGGAAGAAAACAAGAGAGATTTTGATCCACCCGAACCACCCAATCAGAATGATCAAAAAACTGGTTTGAATAAGAATAATAAAAATGGAAAATAATAACGAAATCATCATAGACTCAACCCATAAAATAGGTCTTGATGATTTTTTTTATTATTTCCCAGAATTTATTCAAGGCGATAATACTGAACAAAAGCGATATCCAGATCAAACAATATTGAGTTTCATCAAAATTGGTATTGAATTCGTCAATATCGATCTTTGGGGAGATAATTGGAAATGGGGTGTATGTCTATTCGCGGCTCATGAATTGGTTATATCTATTAACCAAAATGAGAATGGGAATGCCACACCAGGGTTAACCAACGGAGTTATTGCCAGTAAGTCCGTTGGTTCTGTAAGCAAAAGTTATGATACAGGAAACGCATGTTATAGCGATGCAGGCTATTATAACCTGACCTCATATGGACAACGTTATTGGATTTGGTCGAAACGTTATGGACGGTTGTTGGGAGGATTGCAATTCTGATGAGAATTTCAATAGATAATGACAAATCTGAAAAAATATTGAAAACAATTCGATCAATGTCCAATAAACGTGTCTTAATTGGTATTCCCAAAGACACAGCTGATCGTAATGATGGAACTGGTGTTAGCAACGCATTGATTGGATATGTCCTGGAAACAGGTTCTCCTGAACATAACATACCTGCAAGACCTTTTTTGGTTCCTGGAGTAAATTCCGTCAAAAATACAGCTGTTAATATTTTAAAAAAGGCTGGTGCCCAGGCTTTGAATGGAAGGGAAAATGAATTCATAAAGGGTTTGCATAAAGTTGGTTTAATGGCTGTTGGTGCAGTCAAGGATAAAATGGATACCGGGCCATTTGCACCACTTTCTGATGCAACATTAAAAGCAAGAATAAGAAGAGGTGGTGGATCAAAAATCGGTGCTGAAGAAGAATTGAAAAATCGTTTGAATGGAGGCTCTCCTGGGACTTCTTTAGCTCAACCTTTAATCGATACTGGAAACTTACAAAATAGTATTGTTTATGTAATTCGTGAAAAGAAAAATTAAACCATGCCTTTTTTAGATGTTACAGATGTATTGGATGATCCTGATTTTTCACAATTTATCGAGGTGAAACGCTCGATTAACAGGATTGATGAAAATGGTGAAAGTAAACTTGATACTTTCAAATATAAAACACATGGTGTGGTTCAACCGATATCCGCACAGGAATTGATAAGATTGCCTAATGCTGAACGATTGCAAGGCGGATGTACTGTGTATACAAAATTTCAACTGATTGCTGGTCATGATGATATATCGGCAGATATTATTGATGTCAATAACAGTTCATATGTGGTTGTATCAGTTGATAATTGGGGAAATTTTGGACTTGGCTACACAATGGCAAAATGTGCTCTTTTAAATATGAGAGATAATGGTGATACAGCATGAAAGCCAACTCTCCAACGCCTGATGGAATTATGCCAACAGAAGGTAGCGGTGCGGAAAATGACAAAGATTTAGATATAATCTTTGGCGACTTTATTTCACAAATAACAGGATTATCAAGAAATTTATGTCGCAGACGTTGGCAAGAAAACCCTCCACCGCAACCAGATAGAAATGTGGATTGGTGTGCTTTGGGTATTGTCGATATCGAACCAGATATTAATGACTATAAATATTTCCAGGATGGAATTGGATTGACTGTTGGTTTCCATGAAACCTTATCATTGCTTGTCTCGTTTTATGGGCCAAACGCAACATTGAATGCAATGAATTTACGGATTGGTCTAACCTTATCCCAAAACAGGATTATTTTGTCAGAACATGGAATGGCATTCATGAATGCAACAAATCCCATAAGATTTCCTGAATTGATCAATAGGCTATTTTTACCAAGAACAGACATAACATTAAAAATAAGACGTCATGAAAAAAGAATTTATCCTATTAAAAGTGCTGTTTCATCAGATGGCGTCATTACAACGGAATATGTTAAACAATCATTCACAACGGAGAATATAAAATGACGCAAGGTCTGCCATTATCTGATATTGTCAATGTGTCAGTTACCCTTGAACCACAAGCTACATCCACCCGTAATTTTGGTTCTTTCTTGATATTGGGTGACAGTAAGGTTTTGGATAATAACACTTTGCATTTATATGAAAGTTTAGATGCACTCGCCACTGATGGATTTACGGTAGATAGCCCAGAATACAATGCGGCGAAAGTTTTTTTTGCCCAGTCACCGCAACCTTCAACTCTATATATAGCAAGAATGGATTTTGAAGGAACAGAAAATGATTTGCGACAAGCGGTATTGGGGCTTTCACAATCTTCATGTGATTGGTATGGATTGGGACTTGCCTTTTCCAAGGAAATTGATAATCAGCAAATTGTGGAAGTCGCAAAAGATATAGAAGGTTTTTCCCCTTCCAGGACATTATGGGTGACAACTCGGGAAGTGGGAGCCATTCAGGAAAACAGTGACAACAATCTGGCTTATTTATTAAACAAGGCAAAATTGTCTCGAACATGGTGCCAGTACAGTTCTTCAAATCCTTATGCGGCAATCAGTGCTTTTGCAAGAATTGCAACTGTTGATTATACGGGTGAAAATACAACTTTAACTCTAAAGTTTAAAAATGAACCTACAATTGAAAGTGAAACATTAACATCTTCACAATATAAAGTTCTCGCATCAAGAAAATGCAATGTTTTTGTTCTTCTTCAGAATGGTGAATCAATTATTCAGGAAGGGTATATGTCTGATGGAACATGGGCTGATACAAGAATAGGCGTTGATTCATTGCAAAATAACTTACAGGTGGCCGGTTTCAACCTTTTATATAGTGACAATAAAATACCATTGACAGATGAGGGGATGACAACTCTAAAAAATGCCTATGATCAGGTTTGTCAGCAATATGTCACTAATGGATTTTTTGCACCAGGATTATGGGATGGCCCAGATATAGGTATTCTGAAAACAAATCATATGCTTAACAATGGCTATTATATCTATGCTCCACCTATTGCCACACAATCTTCCGCTGATCGGGCAGCCCGTAAGGCGGTGACTATGCAGATAGCCTGTAAACTGGCTGGAGCAGTTCATTTTTCCAATCTTATTGTTAATGTGAGAAATTAGATATGCAAGTGGGATCAACTTATTCTTTTTTAGACGTTACCTGTACTATAGGTGGGCCAGGATTTTCCATTTCTTTGGGAGAGGGTTCCGGAAATGCGGAAGAAGGTATCACCATTCAAATGGTGGGTGACAAAAATACCATGTTGACTGGGGCGGATCATACGGTAATGCATTCGTTACATGCAACAAATGCTGGTACTGTCTCGGTAAAATTATTCCAGGTAAGTCCAAAAAACGCACTTTTGCAAGCGGCTTACAATGCGACAAGAATGTCATCTTCCCTATGGGGAAAAAATACCATTTCAATTGAACAGAAAAATTCAAAAGATACTATTGTCTGCAATACCTGCGCCTTTCAAAAACAGCCGGATATATCATATGCAAATAATGGTGCCATACTTACATGGTCTTTTCACTGCGGTCAAATTATAGGTATGTTGGGAACATATTAAAAATGGAAAAATCAACATTGGAAAATTCATTTAGAGAAGATTTTTTTAAAATCAGCGATCATGTGGTAATCAAGGGTAAAAAATTTACTTTTAAAAAATTATCGGCGATGCAACAGTTTCATCTGACACGTCGACTTGCGCCAATTATCGCCTCATTTGCTGATGGTGTTCCTTCTGGCAGCAATATCATAGAGGCAAAAAAATCTTTTAATTTAACTAAAATTGGTGAGGAAATAGCCAAATTATCAGATAATGATGCTGATTATATCATTAGCACGTGTTTGCAGACTGTGGAATATCGTGATGAAGAACATGAACGTGATTTCCCGATATGGCATAGAACTGGTGGTTTGGCTTATGAATGGATTGAATTGCCTGACATGCTTACATTGACATGGTCAGTGATTTTATACAATCTCGGGGGTTTTATTCCCGCCGTCCCCTCCAATACGAAGCGACTGGGTGCGGCGTAAATTTCAAGGCAGTTACATTACCGGATTGTATGGATTTCATGATGCGTCCTGTTTTGGCAGGTATATGTAATATGGAATCACTATATAACGGGACACTCGATCTAAATGATTTCGCTCTTATGAATGACGCGTTGAATGCAAAGGCGGAAAACGAGATAAGAGCGCAAAAAGCAAGTCAGAATCAATAAAAAACAATGGCATCATCTAGTGTAATTCAGGAATTCCTTGTCGGATTGGGTTGGAAAATCGACGAGCAGGGACAACAGAGATTCATTGAGGCTCTCGAAACGGTTAAAAAAACAGCATTGGCTGTTACCGCGTCATTCATGGGTGTGGTCGTTGCCGTTTCAAAAGTTGCCGAATCCTATAATCAGCTTGAGTTTTCAAGTGATCGGGCTCAGTCTACTGTAGCTGGTATGCAGCAATTGGCTTTTGCCGTGTCTCAGGTTGGGGGAAATGCTGAGGCGGCAAGAGCAAGCTTGCAGTCAATTGGCAACTTTTTAAGGTCTTCTCCTGGAGCGGAATCGTTCATTCAACGTTTGGGAGTCAATACCAGGGACGCTGAAGGCAGATTGCGTGACACATCCATGATCATGCAGGACCTTTCCTCACAATTCAGGACAATGCCATACTGGCAGGCCAAAGCATCAGCGGGCGTGTTGGGAATTGATGAAAACACTCTTCAGGCCATGATGCGAGGTCTTGGAAATTTTGGAAAACAATATTCTGATATTTATAAGGCTGTTGGGGTCAATCAGGATCAGGCCGCAAGAAAATCGGTGAAATTCATGCGGCAGTTCAATCTTACCGCTGTCGCGATAAAGGCTTTACGAGACCGTGTCGCTGTCTCCCTAATGGATGGTATTGGTGGGGATATTGTAAAATTCCGCAATTTGTTGATATCACATTCAAGGGAAATAACTGATGCCATTGAAAAAATATCGCGTTTCGTGATCGATCTTTCTGAAAAACTGTTCAGAATGTTCAGCGAAGGCGTTGATGCCATTTCCGGTCTTTATAATCAGTTTATGAAACTTGATTATGGATCATTGGGATGGATCAAAACATTGGGTGAGCTATATTTGGGATGGAAAGTCCTGTCACTGGCATTGAAGGCAACTCCCCTGGGTATTGTTTTAGCTTTAGCTGCCGCAATAAAAAAATTATATGATGATTATCAAACATGGAAAAAAGGAGGGCAATCTTTAATAGATTGGGCAAAATGGAAACCTGGCATCGATGCGTTCACAAAATCCATAGAGAATATCATGGATATTTTCAGGACTATGTGGCCGCATGTAAAAGAATGGACAGCCCCTTTATTAAGCTATTTCAAAACAGAGTTTCTCGCGACCTTTACGGAACTTGGAAAATTGATCCAGCATATCAGTGGCGCGCTGGATGACTTGCTAAATGGTCGATTCAATTCATCATGGGATAATATCAAGCTGGCATTCCAGGACCTCAAGGATTTCAGTAAAAAAGATGCTGAGGCCACTGATCAAATGATGCAGGATTATAGGGAGCGTGCGGCGGGTGCTGTTGTTGGTGCCCAGCAAAAATTAACGGGTCTGAATTTTGACAGGGTTCAACAGTCTATGCAATATCTCACCTCTCAAGGTATTGATAGGGTTCACGCTATTGCCATGATCGGGAACTGGCAACAGGAAAGCAGTCTTGATCCCGCGAAAAAAGGGCCGGGAGGTCATGGTGGGTTGGAGCAATGGAGTGAAGATCGTCGTGACAAAATCTTGAAAGGTACAGGTATTGATGTATGGAAAGCCAATTTTGCGGATGCCATGAGAGCTGCTGTTTGGGAATTGAAGAATGGACAAGAATCTCGTAATTTCAAAGAATTTCTAAAAGTTGCTAATCCTGATGCGGCAGTGGCATATTTTAATCAGCATATTGAACGTTCTGGAGAAAAAATGGACGATAAAAATATGTTAAATCGTATAGGTTATGCTCATAACATTGATCTGATGACAAAATTGATGCCCATGGCACAGAAAAGTGTCAATAACAGTCAAACAATCAATCAGAATATTACCGTTAATGGAGCAAAAGACCCGCATGCGACCGCAAACGAGATTAAAAATATAACACGGCAGGCTCAGAATAATTCACTGGTGAGAAATATGAAAGGACGCAGGGCATGAGTTTTACCGATATTGCAACCAGTCTATTGTTTAACAGTGGTCATTCTCTTAGCAATGGAGATGTTAAGGTCATTCCTGATCTTGTCATGCGTGAACGACATAAAGATACATTGGGGATAACCTCGCATCCCATTCAAACCGGTGCGGCAATTACGGATCATGCCTATGTTATTCCACCTCAATTCACGCTTGAATGGGGGTGGTCAAATTCAAGTCTGAAAGCCTTGACTGAAAATTTTTCCGATTTTAAGCTGAGTAATTTCGTAACCGGTAAATTGGGAGAGAATTATATCAATGAGGTTTATGAGTCGTTAAGAAAATTGCAACAAAAACGTGTTTTGTGTACAGTTATCACAAGCAAGAGAAAATATAAAAATGTCCTGATTGAATCCATTGATACAGAAACAACTGAAAACACCACATATTCCATGATGGTCATATTGAATTGCAGGTCTGTGCAAATAGTCGAGACATCAATGGGGAAAATATCAACCCCGACAAATGTGCAAAAATTTGCCTCCAAAACATCATCCCAATTGAAAATGGGTACGAAGCAATTGAAAAATGTCGATAATGACAGCCTGTCAGATAGAATAAGTGAGCTGTTCCAATGAACAAGCTATATGAAATACCATTGATCCCGGCAAACCAGAGTTTCAACATCTCGATTTTGCAAAAAAACTATCAATTGCGCCTGTTCTATTGCAATGCGCCTAATGGGGGATGGGTTCTTGATATTATGAATGCGGACGGCACTCCGATCCTGTTGGGTGTTCCTCTTGTCACGGGGGCGAATTTGCTTGAACAGTTCAGCTATATAAAGTTCTCATTTGGTCTTGTCGTGGTCACGGATGGAAATTCTGATAAAGTTCCGACTTTCAATAATCTGGGAAATGAATCATATTTATATGTCATTATCTAGTTTTGACAGTGCTCCCACTTTTCTTGATATACAAAATCTCCAGGCTTGCCCCAGCACCATCCTTTGGTTTTCAGATAAGTTATATATTCATCCCGCAAAGCGCATGTTTTATTATTTAAATTTTCATCAATTGGAGATGACTTGCAAATATCATCTATCTGCTGCGCCCATTTCAAAAGATAGTTGATATTATCATCACTATCCAGTTTTGGTGTTTCTTTCGATTCATTGGATGATGTATCATCCTTTGCGTTTTGATTTTGCTGTATGTTTATCTTGAATTTACTGGTTCCTGTAGTGCTTATCATGTATTCGCCTGATTCACTTGCGGGAACATAATAGCTTCCATGTGATGGCCCGTATAATGACGGCGAGGAGAAAAAAATGGTTGATTTATCTTCAGACGTTGGTTCAAGTTTTGCTTCAAACACATTCATTTTTGTCAATGTTATTTCCCAGTTTATTTGGCATGGGCAATTTAGTTTATAGGGTTTTGTTTGCAATATCCCTTCACCTTCAACAGTTATCAGATTGGGAGATTCGCTATTGTTTTCCTGTGCATTTACAAATAAAGGAAATAATAAGGATGATGATAATATACCAATTAACAGAGATTTTCTAAACATGATTGTTCTTAAAAATTAACGTTCTATCAAATCAGTCATATATTGCTGTTGTCCAGGCAATGGCCGGAAGATAATCATAGTGTTTTTCAATGAAAATATTTAATAAAGAAACCAATTATAGTAGTAAAAACTGCAAACATACCAAATAATCCTTTATATGAAATACAATTTTCTTTCAAATTGTCCAATTTTGTATTTATTACTTTTACTGAAGATTCCAATTTAGTATAAATGTTTTCTGTTTTATCTAATCTAGCATCGATTTTATCAAATCTAGCGTCTATTTTATCAAATTTATCATCTATTTTTTTAAATTCATCATCATGTGAACTAAGTTTTTCTTTGATATAATCGATACCAGCTTCTAATTTTGAAAGTCTCTTCTCCATATCGTTACCTCCACCGCCGTTACCGTTATTGTTTTTATTATTTTTTTTATGAAAATCAATATAACTATGATGATCGCTTATTGGTATTACATTATTAGTATTATAGGTTTGGCCGTTCATTTTTAAAAGTCTTTATTACTTTTTATCATCTTCTGTTTGTTCTTTATTGTTGATTTTATAAAAATTATCGATCTGTACTTTAGAAAAAAATGATATATTAAAACATCTTATACAATAAACCCAATAAGCAGGAACGCCTTGTGTTAAATCAATTTCCCTTTTTTCCACATCTATCAATGGAAATGTAATTAGGTTTGCACTTTTATCATAATAAAAATTTTTATTACCACATACAGGGCATTTCCAATCTGGAAATCTATTAATATATTCTATAAAAATATCATGATCATCCTTAGTCTTAGTTACAGATACTTTAGTCTCGTCATCATTAGCCATATATTTAAATCCTTTAATAACAAATCGTTGAATAAATATAACAAAAAACAGAACGTAACAAATTTAAAAAACCAAAATCACGCAATGTTTATACAGTAATGGCATAATATTGGAGTGGTTTATATGAAGGTAAGCTCAAATATGAGCTCACCTAATGTCGCAAAGGAAAACATGAACAATCAAAACATTTGCGTATTGAAATGATATTGATGTATGGTTTTTATTTTTAGGAATTATTATCATGTTGAAAAATATATTTTTAATGAGTTTCATAATGACAGCATTGTCACCCGTAGTAGGTTATGCACAGTCATCGCAAACAGTGCCTGATTCAATTATCCAGCAAGCCATTTCTGATACATCAAAAACCTTTTGTAAAAAGGGGAGACCCGCTTATATAAAATTTATTGAATCATGTTATGCAAATCATAAAAACAAATCTTTGGACAAATGCATATTGGAAGATTATTCCCTGATTGCTTTTGATAGCAATTTAAGATCTGCCATTAAACAAAATACCGGAAATGAGATACCGCCTGATCAGGAGGGTTTTTTATCTCCCAAGGCTGTCGATAAAAGAATAAAAACATACTATGTTCCAAGATTTGGAAATCAGGTTGAAAATGCAACACGTTATCTGAGCCCAGGTATGCACAAGATAAATGATTTAATGGGTAACTGCTCAAATTTTGGCAAATAGTCTTCATAACATGAAATGGCGTCCATAATATGGACATCATCTTTTTCATAGTTATCAAAATATGAGAAAGCCTGACTATAACTATTAGTTAGAGTCATCCTTCAGTACTATCATTAATATATATAATACCATATTGTTTGCTCGCCAAAATTGGCGAGCAGAAATTAAAATATCTATCAAAACTTCGGATACTTGATTAAAAAAAATCAAATACATTCTTATTTAGAGAGAAGCACACCGTTATCAATGAATTTAATCATCTGTATTATTTTTATTCTTTTTTAATTTTTCCGTTATTGTATTCAATTGTTTAATTTGCTTAAATAATTCACCAAAAAGTATTGGATAATCTTTTCCATGTATTGGTAGCTGGGATTCAACATTATTAAATGTTTTATAATGATTTGATAAAATATATAAAATTTCTGCATTGATCGAACGATTATTTTCTTTAGCTTTTTTTTCTATTATTTCTTTGAGATCAACAGGTAATCTCAATCTAAAATGGGAGAAATCGTTCATAATATTTTATCTCATATGAGGAGTATAAATTTAATAAGATACTATTGACAGAAATAACAATTTATGAACATTATGTATATGCCGCATTTTGCGGCATAATAATATATTAAATTATTTGAGAAAAATTATGGATAATACAAGATGTTTTCGATTACGAATTCCAATTAAAACAGCAGAATGGATACATGAGGAGGCAAAGGGAAATAAACGTTCTTTAAATGCTCAAATAGTATTTTGTATTGAACAAGTTAAAAAGCAGCGGTTATGGTCACCAAACTGCACCGCTGCTTTAATTCAGAACATCACGAAAGATGAACAATCATGATTAATCAGAATATAACAACTTTTGATGAAAAATCAAATCATATCACTTTATTTAATTTTAATAATTTTAACATAAGAGTTATTGAAAAAGACAATGAAGCTTGGTTTGTCGCAAATGATGTAGCATCTGTTTTAGGATATTCTAAACCAAGAAATGCTGTTTCTACTCATTGTAAATCAGCGATTTCTATAGGGGCCCTGAATCAGGGCTCCCTAGACCCTCAAACGAAAATTATCCCCGAACGAGATGTCTATCGTTTAATTATGAGATCAAAATTACCCTCGGCAGAACAATTTGAGGAAAAAGTTGTTGGTGAAATATTACCCTCTATACGTAAAAAAGGGATTTATAGCCTTGCCCAATCACAATTTCAAATTCCTCAGACCTATCCTGAGGCATTACGTCTTGCGGCAGATCAAGCAGAGCAAATTAAGGAATTGAAACCGAAGGCGGATGGATTTGACCGGATTGCAACGGCGGACGGTTCGTTATGCATCACGGACGCGGCGAAGACTCTTCAGATGGGGCCAAAGGAACTGTTTTTCTATCTCAATTCCCATGAATGGATTTATCGAAGGACTGGCAACAAGAACTGGCTTGCCTATCAGGACAAGATCAAGCAGGGATTGCTTGAGCATAAGGTGACGGAGGTTTCATTGAGTGATGGAACAGGCAGGATCAGTGAACAGGTGAGGATAACGCCAAAGGGACTGACCAGATTGTCCGAAATGTTCTCGAATCATGTATAGACGTGATCGTGAACAGTAATCACCGGAATTAATGACGTGGATTATAATATATATACTCTTTTATTAAGTAAATATTAATAACTCAAAGAAATAAAAGTTAATTCCTTTAAGAAATATTATCTTGATATCTTATCTTTACTGGTTAATTTTAGTTAATGAATATTAATCATATATAAACAAGCTTTATTATTTGTATCGATAAACATCGATAAAACCATATTGTAGATAGTGACCTTCTCTGAACAATCTGTTCACTATCTACGCACCTAGTATGGTTTAAAAAATATATAGGCTTCTTTTATGTAGGGTTATGTTCGTGGATATCAAGAGTGTTATTAAAAATTATTAATTGTTATTCAACAATTGAATGAAAGATTGAATGGCTAGTGTTATGACCAATATAACTCTGAATATTAACGAGAGTTGCTCTCACGAGAAAAAGATACATTATATTGAGGAAACGGTAAAAAATTGCGTGAAAAATCTGAATGTCCATAATGAAATCATGAAGAAGGTTATCAAGAGCATTGACTGTTTGTCTCCAAAAGACCCGACTTACAAACTTGAGTTGATAAATACGTTAAAATGCATCACCTCATTACTGGGGAATATTGATGATGATATCGATTCATTGCGGAATATCTGATTTTAACGATGAGCGACCAGATTTTTAATCTTTATGGTGAGCTCATATCTGAGCTTACCGTATAGATAACCAGTTTTTATAAATAACCATCAAAACGATACAAGCCATCCATTTGGGTGGCTTTTTTATTGGATAAATTATGTCAGTACAATTCTTGAGAAGCTGTATATTAGTGGTTTCAGATAATGCAGGTAATACAGAAGATTTATCCTTGTTGAGGATTACATTCAGGGTAACTCATGGAACTATTCAAACTCCAAGAAAACTTGTATTAAAAATATGGAATCCTTCGCCAATTACTATAAATAATGCCAAATCATTCTATACATCCATTAGTTTATCAATTGGTTATCAAAAAGAATCTTCAGTATTGTTTGAGGGGAAAATACAGCAAATTAGAGATGGACAGGAAAATCCTGTAGATACATTTTTGGAAATTATAGCTGTGACTGGTGGAATGGCATATGCAGAATCAGTCAGTTCAGCAGTACTGCCCGCAGGTTGGTCCTATAAACATGCGCATTCCCAGATTGTTGAGGATATGGCCAAAAAAGAAAATGTTGGCAAAGGCGATTTCCCATCATTGACAGGATCGGCTCCACGTCCGAAAATAATGTATGGCATGACACGTGATCATTGTCGTGTTCTTGCGCATTCAACATCTGCCGCATGGAATATAGATGATAATGGTGTTTCGTTTTATCATATACCAGATATGGTGAAGCCACAATCGCAAAATGAAGAGGCAATAATCCTGTCACCAAAAACAGGTCTTATTGGCGTTCCCGTTCAGACTCCTGATGGCGTTCAGGCAACCTGCCTAATGAACGCCCGTTTAAAAAGAAATGTACTTGTTCAAATAAAGGATGCCAGAACTCTTGATGCGCAAGCCGATGTCTCATATAGCGCAATCAATGGTGGAAATCAGGTCATGACAAATGAAAATGGTGTTGAACGTAGAAGCGTTATAGGAACATCTCCAACAGGAACCTATCGTATCGCCTATGTAGATCATGAGGGAGATACAAGGGATAATGTTTGGTACTCGACTATTTGTTGCATTGCCGTTGATGTATCGGCGGTTCAGACACAAAGAACCATAGGAGCTTTTTAATGGATACCAGGGAAAGATATCCTGACAGACAAGAGGAACTTTTATTGATCGGTGATGCCTTGCAAGGACGTATGTGGACGATGTTGCCAGGTATAGTCGTTAAATATTTTATACAAGACAATACACCTGTTGCATCAGTGAAACTGGCAATCAAGGGATATGACATTATTGATGATGGTAGCAAGACTTTTCATGATTTGCCAATATTGCCCCATTGTCCGGTAATGTTCCCGAGAGGTGGTGGATATTCCATAACTTTCCCAATAAAATCCGGTGATGAGTGCATGGTTCTTTTCGCAAGCCGCTCCATAGATGAATGGTGGCAATCCGGTACAGGTCAACCACCATATGATTTTCGTCAGCATGATCTTTCAGATGGAATATGTCTTGTCGGTCTGACAAGCAAATCGAAACCATTCAAAAACATAAACACATCTTCCTTACAGATAAAAAGTGATAATGATGATCTGTTAATCGAGTTAGATAACAATCAGATCAATATCAAGGCAAAATCCATCAATATTGAAGGTGATGTAAATATAAAAGGTGAGATGAAAGCATCTGGTGATGTTATTGGTGGCGGAATAAGTCTGAAAAATCATAAACATGGTGGTGTTCAACCTGGTGGTGAGGAAACGGGAACTCCAAAATGAAAATAAGAATTGTTGATAAAAATGGAGACATGCAGTTTGGACAATCCCTGAACAATTTCCTTTCTGATCATCCAAGGGTTGTTTCTCAACTGCTTGATTCAAGATTGAAATTATGGACAGGGGAATGGTTTTTCGACACAAGTGACGGGATACCATGGGCAACCAATGTTTTGGGTGAACATACAGCCAATATTTATGATGCTGTTATTAGAGAAAGAATATTGGACACACAAGGTGTCAGTCATATTGAAAATTATCAAAGCCGGCTTAACAACCGTAAGTTGAATGTAAATGCAATTGTACAAACAACCTATGGCAAGACATCAATAGATTATGGAGAAACGTAATAAATGAGTATTTCTCAAATTATATGTAATGTGACAGATAAAGGTATTACCGCTCCAACTTATGATGTTATTCTAAATTGGTTTCAAGAACAATACCGTTCAATTTATGGACAGGATATTGTCTTGGATAATTCAACCCAGGACGGACAATGGATCGCCATTCAGGCTCAGGCTGTAAATGCGAGCAATCAGGCCATGATAGCTGTATTCAACTCATTTTCTCCAGCAAAGGCTCAAGGTACCGCATTATCAAGTAATGTAAAAATAAATGGAATTAAACGTAAGGATGGTAGCAATTCCTCTTGTGATGTTATCATAACTGGTGTTCCTGGAACAATTATACAAAACGGATTGATACAGGATACAATTAACAATTATACATGGAAATTGCCTGTTACGGTCGTTATTCCGTCTTCAGGAGAAATCACGGTAACTTCCATATGTCAGGTTCCAGGTGCGGTAACTGTCAATATATCGACATTGACAGTTATAAAAACCCCAACGAATGGCTGGCAGACAGTTACGAACGCAACTACGGCATCTGTCGGGAAAGAGCCCCAGTCTGATGCTGATTTGCGTATTCAACAGGCTGCAAGCACAATGATATCTGCATACAGTATAATGGATGCATTGATAGGTGCGATATTAAATCTAAAGGGTGTGATTGATGTCAAGGGTTACGAAAACAACCTTGGCAATAAAGATGAAAAAGGTATTCCTGCAAACAGTATAGCACTTGTTGTTGATGGAGGTGACGCTAATGAAATAGCAACCATCATCGCAAACAAAAAATCTATGGGTGTTGGCACTTATGGTGAGACAAGTGTTACAGTGATAAACCCGATTGGTGGACAACAGACAATAAATTTTTTACGTCCAATTGAAATTGATATCTTTGTTTCAATTAGATTGCAGGCCCTTACAGATTATACCAATGAAATTGGTCAATCAATCGCACAAAATGTTTCAAGTTATATTCTATCTCAAAAAATTGGATGTGTAATTTATACAACGAGATTGTTTGCGCAATCTACCTTGCCTAATGATAATGGCGGTTTAACTTATGACATCATTGATATTCAGATAGGTTTGGACAGGAATAACCTATCTTCATCAAACTTGAAACTGGCATTTAATCAGAAACCCATGTGTCCAGTCGCCAACATAACGATTAATGCAACAGAGTAAATATGACAGCTTATGACAATAGTTTTACTGATCTAATCACCTCGGAACATCAGGACAAACCAAAGTTTGTTCAAACAGTTGCCTTTTCATGCCAGGGTTTTGCAGATTTAGTCAATCTCTGTGAAAGAGCCTATAAATATTATGATTTGGACACGGCGACTGGAACACAACTTGATGCTGTTGGAATGTGGGTTGGATTATCTCGATATGTCGCACTTGATATTGAGGCTTTTTTTTCATGGGATACGGAAAAATTGGGATGGGATGAGGGCATATGGTGGGAAATTGGTAATGCAAAAAATGAAATCGCAAAATTATCCGATAATATCTACAGGACTTTTATAAAATTAAAAATAGCTTGCAATCATTGGGATGGAACGCTTCCAGGTGCAATAAATATCATTAATTACGCGATTAAGCCGAATGGGTATGTTGCTGATATTGAAGAAAATAATATGAGTGTGACCTTTTTGATAAAAGGTTCAGTTTCAAAAATATGCAGGTCAATGATTGAAAACAATTATTTGCCTTTAAAACCTGCTGGGGTAAATGTCATATACAAATTTGAGGAAAACCAATAAATGGTAAAAAATAATATTTATCCTTGGGCACAAGGAATAAATGCCAATGTTCTGACAGATGAAGAATATGTTGATTCACTATCAACAAATGGAATATATGAAAATGGTGTGAAATCAGGAATTGCATCATCTTCACAAATAAACAAAACATTGAGACAGGCTACAGTTCCGGCATCCGGTCTGTCACAATTTATTGTAAACACTTTAAATATTGATGTGAATGATAATGACTCTATTAATATATTTTCAGATAGAATAACGAATTCCATCTTGAAATTGGCACAGATAAACCCCTTTAACCAATCTTTTGCAAATGCTATCGGTGGATATAGAAAATATGCAATTGTTAGTGGTGATAACAATAATTTTTGGGTTTCCACAAAAGATAATAATCTAACCACTCCTGGAAATGTAAATTCTGATTGGGTAAATTTATTTGATAGTGCTATAAAATGGGCTAATTCAGAATTTTTAAGATTAAAATCAGAAACCAAACAAGAGGTTAAAAGTGATGTTAAATTTTCCAAATTATTGGAAACCGACAATCAGACGGTAAACGGCAATATCGATATACGCGGTATCGAGAAGTCCGATGGCAAGGTGAACATCAGCAAGATGATTCATCTATGGATCAGAGATGACGTGTCAGGATGGATGAATGTCGAGGAGATAATCGGTAAGGTAACCAACATTGTTGTCGGTGTGCAGGGTGGTGGGACAACAAACTATTTCCGTCTCAGCAATATGGGAAAATTAACATGCAATGATCTCCAGATCAACGAATCCATAAACTGCGACACGATTACAACCAATGACCAGACGGTAAACGGCAATATCAATATGTATGGTATTGAGAAGTCCGATGGCAAGGTGAACATCAGCAAGATGTATCATATATGGATCAGAGATGACGTGTCAGGATGGATGAATGTCGAGGAGATAATCGGTGACAGAACCAATATTGTTCTTGGTGTGCAGGGTGGTGGAACAACCGGCTATTTCCGTCTCAGCAATCTTGGAGATTTCTCATGCAATTCGATAACAGCGGGCATGATAAACGCATCTGGAAATATTCATGCAGGCAGTGCCGACATATCCGGTAAAATGAATGCCAATACCATTGAGACGCCTGGTGACATCACCATCAATTCCGGAAACAGGACATGGGATGATGGCGGCCATTTCAATGGAAACGCACTGGTCTGCAAAAAAGATGACGGCCTGTTTTATAAATTATGGTTCTATGATCAGCTGAATGTTGGAAGCATGGCGAAACTGAGCATCAATGACAAGTATGAGTTTCATTTTCGTGACAATGGAACCATTGATGCCAAGGAGTTCAACGGGGTTTCGATGTCCTCATTTTGCGCCGACCTTGCGGAATACTATATTGCCGACGAGAGATATGATCCCGGAACGCTTGTGAGAATAGGCGGTGAGAAAGAGATAACGAGAGCCTCCATAGGGGGCTTTTTTTATGGGGTAATCTCAACAGCCCCAGCCTATGTGATGAATACGGCAATCAGGGACGAGAGGAACGCGTTGCCGGTCGCACTGGCAGGCCGTGTTCCCGTTCTCATGACAGGCATGATCGACAAGGGTGATCCCATAACCATTTCCGAAATATCCGGTGTGGCGAGAAAAGCTGGAGACGGTGAGAAACATATCGGATTTTCCATGGAAAACAGTCATGAAACGTCAATCCGTCATGTCGAGTGCGTTATCAAACAGAACTAGGGTGGGAAACAATGCATAACTATGAGGGAAACACACTTTTTATTAACGGTATTTTTTATGCGGATGATTACAACGAGGTTGTCAGAAAATACCGTAGGGAGATGGACGGCTTCGACCATTACATGATCAGGAAGGGCGATCTGATAACGGCGGATATCCTGAATGACCTGAGCAACGGGGTGAGAAACCACGCGTCCCGGAACGGATACAGTATCGGAAAGACACCGCGTGTGCTGGTGGCCGGCGTTGACCTGATACCGAAGATGGAATGGGGCGAGGCGATATGGAATGATCAGCCTGTCATTGAACTGACAGCCGGCCAGTATGACTACGTCATTCCCAAGGGATGCCGCAAGATGAAAATCGGATGGCTTATCGCCGGTGGCGGCGGTGGCGGTGGCGGTGAAGAGAGCGGCGGTGGCAAATCTGGAGGTGGCGGCGGTTCAGGCGGTTACCGGCAGGATATCGTTCATGACGTGATGCCCAACCAAAAGGTTTTTTTACAAATCGGGAGCGGTGGAATTGGCAATTATGAGGCTGGAGCCAATGGTGGTGACAGTTTTGTAAGGATTGATGAAACAGAGATACTCAGGGTGACAGGTGGTGGCGGTGGAAACACACCCTATGCCGGAGGCGGCATATTGGACACGGCTGGTGGCAAGGGGGGAAGTCCCAATGGTGCAGACGGGGGACATGGTGTCGATAACGCCACAGAGGATGATCATCTTGGGGGTGCGGGTGGAGGCACACCACTGGGACAGGGTGGGACACCAAACTGGGATGACAAGGCACAATCGGGTTCCGGTTACGGAGCCGGTGGTGCGGGTGGATGCACCAGGGACAGACAGAAACCCCATACATGGCAGGGAGGTGATGGAACAACAGGTTACATAAAATTCCAGTTCACACGTTAACTAGAAAACCAGGATATAAATAATGGTGTATGATTTTTCAAAAAGCCAAAAAAATACAAAGATGACTATACCTTATCAAGATGAATCCAAAGATACCGCAACGGATAAAGACAAACCAAACAATATACAGAATAACAAGGAAACAGATGTTTCACAGACCGATCGTGAAATATTTGAATTGCCTGGCGGATGTCTTGGAGGTACCAGACTGAGACTGTCATGCAAGGGTCCTACAGAAAGGAAATTCTACAGTTTTTCTATAAAAAACCGCATGCTTGCGGATGACAGGATTGCATCGGTGAAGGTTGGGCCTGCCAGTGACAGCAAGGTAACGGCTGACAAATACACATTCCAGGATCAGACTTTCACGGTTCGACTGAGTGGCGGTGAGTTGAACTCGAATGTTCCCGTTCGTTGCGAGATAACGACAGAACATGAGGAAACGCTTGATTTTGTCTGTATCCTTCCCATTCGCGAGGAGGGAATACTTTACGAAAATCAGGACGGTATTGTTGTTGTTATGGGTGCTACAGGTGTCCGTGGCAACGGTATTCGCTCCATCGCGATGGGCAATGATGCCAATCTTGAATTCTCAATGGATGACGGGACAGTCATCAGTGTGGATACGGGCCTGTTCAGGGACGATAACGGACAGATCGTGGCGATTGATCAGGTCGCGTCATTGCCTGATGACTTTTCAGTCAATGGAAGCGTTTTCCTTGCACCGGACAGCTATGTCAACGGTGGCAAGTCCATGCCGAAAGGCCTTTCCCTGGACGGCAATATCGTTCTTACGGACGGCAGTGTCCATTACAGACACAGCATGAACAATGGCGGCGTTCTCTGCTCGCCAGACTGACATGCAGACCTAAAATCTATCAATAAAATTAAACAGGATATTAAAATGGCTAACAATTCTCCAAAAGACCTTGATCTTTCCGCATGTACCGTTTCAATTGATGGTGGAGTCACACCAAAGCCACTCTCTGAAGTCGCCAAAACGGTAAATGATATAAACGGCAATATTGCCAATATCAATGCGGCGGCTAATGAGGCGAAGAAGGGTGTTGACGATATCAACCAGAAGATAAATCCAGATACCTATTTCACGAAGGACGGAGCGAACAAACCCCTTGGAACCACAATGCTTGACAGAACAGGTCAGTTCACCTATCCGCCTCCAAAAACCGATGACGGTTTCACCTGGATAAATGCGGGGCTGAGACCAATAAATGGTGATTATAAACAGAATTATGAACCCAATCCAAATTCCAGGGAAATTCATGTTCAGTATTCCGTCAATTCCGATGGAAATGAGGGAAACAACAAGACTTTTGTCAACACGATATGGTCGGACGGAACCAATGCCAATTTCGCTTTCGCGGCCATTTCCTTCCATCCCCTCAATGATGGCGGTGGTGATCTGGGACGTGGGGGGAATTCATGGAACAATATTTTCACAAAGACCGCACCAAACGTGACCTCGGACAAAAACGTCAAGACCATCACATCCATCCTTGATGAGAAAGCCGGAAATTCAGACAAAAAACTGATGGAGGCCCTGTATAATGTCAATGCTGTCAATTACAGGATGAATGACGCGATAAAAGAGAAAGGTGAGGACAAGGCGCGTGTCCATACAGGTTTTATCGCGCAGGATATCGAAAAGGCGATCATGGATGCCGGACTTGACCCGTCCGATTATGCCATGTGGACGCAGGATGCATCACCTGAATTCAGGA